CAATCAAATGGCCAGAACCTACTCATGGAAATCCCGATAGTTTAGAAGTTCAAGTGGGTAAATTATTACCTTGGAGAACAGCCAGCGAGATTATAGATTGGTCAATAGGTACACCTTCAATTTTCGACAGAAAGAAACCTCTTGCTGAAAATACGATGCGCAGAATTGCTCGAGGGATAGAACGATTTGTTATTAATAATCCTTCACCGTTTATTGTGCGTATTGGTCAAACTGGATTTGGTGGAGATAGACTTCAATATCAACTTAACAAACCATTAACTACCATTACAACGAAAGCAGAGCATTGTTTAGTAACTCCTACGCTTCTAGTAAATACAACAGGACATTCAGGAAGTAAAATTGACGAACCAATCAAGACAATAACTACTGGTGGACATCATGCATTAGTAACTCCTTTTTTAGCAACTTATTACACAGAAACAACTAAAAATGGAGTTAGAGGTCAAACATTAAAAGAGCCTATTGCAACGATTCCTACTGCAAATAGATTTGGACTGGTTAATGCTTTTCTCACAAAATATTACGGATCAGATATTGGACAGCAAATGGACGAACCTTTACACACTATCACAACGAGAGATCGCTTTGGATTAGTCACAATTCATGGTCAAGATTATAAGATTGTGGATATTGGAATGAGAATGCTTCAACCTCATGAATTATTTGCTGCTCAAGGCTTTCCTAAAAATTATGTAATCGACAAGGATTTCGAGGGGAAGACATATCCTAAAACTGCTCAAGTAGCAAGATGTGGCAATGCAGTACCACCACCATTTGCAGAAGCGCTTGTAAGAGCGAATTTACCAGAAATGTGTGCGAGTAGCAGTCGTTATGCAATGAATATATGAAAGATATTGTGCAGGGAGGTGTTAGAAAAATGGCCAAAAAGTTAAAGTGTCATTACTGCAAAAATACAAT